CAAACCTTTCAATTCAAACCTCTCATTACATAGGCAGTCCATAATCTACATAATAAATAGCAGACAACACGGAATGGGTTATGACCTGACCTACCGTTAGTTTCTCAAGCAAACAGCAAAAGTCAACCCACTCCCAACCTTGACAACCATAACGAGATATTAAAGAAGACAGTTCTAATTCTATTGGCAATTCCGGCAACCCAACACGAACTCGTAAAGCATTCGTGACACAAGACACTGGTTCCGGACTTTCTGAATTAACAACTTGCCGTAAATAAACATTAAACTTTTCCTCTTCACTCATAGAAAGAAATTCGCTACGAGTAACTTCAAACTGAACATGAGTCAAATCACCTCTTATAACCCCTAAACTACGAAACAAAGGGCCGTACACACGCCATGAGGTACGTCCATCAAAGGCGCGTTTTAAAAAGGTAGTCTGATTCAAAGATGACTTTTGGTCAACAGTAACATCCCAACCAACTAATGCAGCTGAACTCTTAATCAAATCCAATTTGTCTCCAAGTGGATTGGACAACAAACCACAAAACACAGAATAAAATATCCAAATAGAAGCTACATTATTAAGTACAGTTGTCAATAAAGACCCACTGTACTCAAAAAAGGTCTCAGGGCGTATGACCACCCACTCTTCTTTGTTAGAAGGGTTGACCACAGTTGTGGTACGTGCACACAACTCAATTAACTTATCCGCATTCTCTCTCGAGGTAAATTGGGTAAGCAAACTGTGAACGTGTACAAATACTGCGGGACCATTACTGGAATCGCAAGATTTAATATCAGTCTCATAATAACTCATCTCACCATTTGACGATTTATGTACCAAAAAACCATCATCACTAAAATAAACGGCTCGAAAAGAATTATTAGGGATACTGACACAATCAGTAAACATTTTAGTTGACTCCTCTCTGTTGTTGGCAGGGGCGTAAACAATATCAAATTGGGGCATATCACACACTACAGTATCTAGATCAACCATCTTATCAACATTGAAGGGCGTTGTGAATGCTTTCTTCAACAATTCTGGTACTAATTGATCTATAAGTGCTAAATAATTGGAAGTGGAATAAAATCTACCAGGCTTTCTTATTTTAGCCCACTCGTCTTTAAGCAAAGACTCCCAAGTGCCCTTATTATCAAGAATTTTTTGAAATGTTTTCTCATCCTCATACCAACTAGTATAAACTAATTTTTTAGGGTGGGGCAACATAACACGCCACTTAAGCCAATCATCGAAGGGCATCAAATGGTAAAAAGGCGTATATATATTCCTGACTAAATAATTTGACGCAGCTCTAAACTTGTTCACGACTACACCGAACTTAGTTATTTCAAACACTTGAAATCCCACAGTCTTGACAATGTCTCTCAACTTATCAAAGATTGACCGGCGTTTACTGGCTAGCAAATCAAAATACCGTCTTACTGGTTGTACAGGCACGGTAGAAGGCTTTATCGGATATTTAGTAGGATAATACCTTTGACGACCATCGCCGCAGCGTTGTTTGACAGTAGGCCTTGTAACTAATTCTGAATCAACAATACTAGCTTCAGCCAACTTCAGACACCTGCTTTGCTCTTCGGAGGTGCACAAGGCTAATAAAGACAATTGATTCTCATACAACTGCCTCTCATTATCACGAGCCTTAAAATATCTCGAAAAGGAAGATGTCATATTATGACCACAATTTTCGAGAACCACAAAGGGGGCACCACCCACCAAACGAGCAAAACAAACACGCCTAAACTTAGTCGGTTCACCTAATTCAAATACACCAGAAGTTACAAACTTTGGATAATTTTGAATGATGGAACCGTTTGCATCAAAGGCAAAACCGGATGACCCCATTATCCGCCATCTCTTGTTGAACTCATAACGATGTTCTTCAGTGTCTAGAGAAGCAAACAATTGAGTGACCCGGGAAAAAGAAGTGCTAGAAGAAGTCAACAAAGCTAACCCTACAGAAGCACTCATAGATGAAGGCTCACGATTTAAAATAAAACCCCTAAGTTCAAAACAAAAAACGTGAAACGTATCAACAACTAACTTTGGTGGCAAAGTGTTGTATGTAGAATACATATATCGCAAAATAGCGTTATAATTACGTTGATCGGAACCAGGGAGGGAAAATTGCTTACGCATATGCTGAACCAATAAAGGTACATAATCTACATACCTATTGACAGCTACATCAATATTCCCTACACGCACAACACCCAAATAAACGTTCCCAATTAGAGGCCTATCACCGACATTAGCTGATCCATCCTTATTAAAAACACAAGAGGATGCGAAAATTAAATCATCGGCGGTAGACACTTCAAAAACAGAGCCAGGAGAAATAAATTTATAAATATTATTTTCATAAACTGCACCCAAAAAGAACAACGGCTTCTTCACTTTCACAACTTGAGCTGAAACACTACTAACAACAGAAGGAGGTGAAGAAACATTTGGCTTTGGAGTTATGACAGGTATCAAAGACAAAGAAGACAATTGTTTTAAACCCGCATCCAAACCTGAATTCCTTTCCTGTCGAGAACC